TAAATTTCGTTCTTCACCAACAGAAACAACACCTTTCTTACCACCGTAAGGAACGCTGAATGTTAACTTCAATTTGCTGTTATAATAAAGAGCTACTCTTTCTCCTGTTGGAAAATCTCTAACTCCTGTTCTGCGTAAAACAAGAACAAGAGGTGGATCTTTTAACCCTTCACTAAGAGACTCTCTTTCGTAGGGAGTCTCATACTTTTTTCGTAGCTCTTCAAATAGCATTAGGAATTAGTTCCCTTTTCTAAATGCAGATCTACCTCTGCCAACAGTAGCGCCAATTCGATCAGATTTCCCAGCAGCAGACATCGCTTTGTAGAAATGTCGTTCTTCTGTGTCCGTATCGTTCCTCAAATTTGCAGTAAGAGCATTCTTTAGATGCTTCATGACTTTTGATCCGTGAACTTTCCTTATGGCTTTTTCAACTGCATTTGCTTTTGCTAGACTATTGCTTCCAGTCTGACTATGGTGATCAGCCCACTTATTATAAAGGGTGCGGATCGATAAGTCGCCTGCTTCCATAAGCTCAAGTTCTTCTTTCACCTCTTTATCTTCGTCTTCTTCATCATCCATTTCATCTTCATCTTCTTCATCATCTTCTTCGTCTTTGCTTTCAAGCATTGCTTTAGCAACTGCAATCTTTTCTTGCTCTAGAGCGAAGATGACTTTGCTTGCAATTTTTTCTTGAATCGCTTCTTTAAATGCAACAGCATTTTGTTCTGCAATTAAATCTACTAATCTGCTCATCTATTTTCTCCCAGAAAATAATTCTTGTTGGGCTTTTATATTTATATCATCAAGCGGTTGATCAACTTGCTGCTGCGAATCCATGCCTTGTTGCAACATTGCATTTGGATCTTGCGTTGGAGTTTGCGCAGGCGGAGGTGGACCTTGCGTTGGATCTTGAGGAATTTGTCCAGGCATTTCAGGAGACATCATTGGCTGTGGATTTTCTTCAAACTCCTCATCCATTTCTTCTTGCATCTGTTCAATTTCATCTTCATCCATATGAAGAACATTCTCTTGAACCCACTTCTTAGAAAAGAATCGACCAATGTATGGGTCTACTTGCACAAGAATTGCTAATCTGTTCTGTAGAAGTTCAGCTTCTTTCAGTTCATAGAAATTATTATCTTTCAGGAAATCATAATGAATGTCTTGCTTAAACTCTTCCCATTCTTCAAGAGAACAAATACCCTTGAGTGATAATTGCTTCGAAAGCAAATCGTCAAACAGAATACTGAAACGATCACGAAGTTTATTAATGAACTTCATGAACTTCAGTTCATCACGAGTAATCTCAGTTGATCTTCCTAAACTGAAACCAGTTGTAGGTTCAATTCTTGAAATCGGAACGGATAATGCTTTGTATAGTTTGTTCTGGAAATATTTGACGTCTTCTAGCTCACCAAGATTTTGTCCAGCAGGAAGTGTAGTGATTTCTGTATTCTTATCACCATGCCTTGGAATCCAGAAATCTTCAAGGATAGATTGAAATCTTCTATCGTCTCGTACATCACCAGTGGTTGGATCGTATACAAGTTTGTTTCGAAACTTCATCATCATGTTTTGCAGATATTGTTCTGCTTTGATTCTTGGCATCTTACCAACATCAACATAGAACACACGTCGCTCGGGTGCGCGCGAGAGTCTGTAAATTACAATCGCATCTTCAACGAAACGTAATTGATTGAGTGGTCTAATTGCTTTATGCAGATACGATAACACAACTTGCTTAGTTGGGTCTGTTAATCCTGATGTAACATATGCAATAGAATCTTTCGCGAATGTAATCGCACCAGCAGATGGACCGATTAGTTGTGGAATGTTACCATTGTCAATCTTGGTTAGATTCTTATCATTGTAGATATAGAACTCATCAATTCTATCTACAATATCACGTCCATCTTGATCTTTCTTTTTTACGACGTTGCGTATTTTTCTAATTCTTCTTGGGTCGATATAGATGAGTTTTTGAATACCATCTCTAGGATTATCTTTATCAATGACTACATGATAATACATCCTACCATCTATATACCATTTACGAAAAATGTCAGCGCCATCATTGCCAAAGTTCAAAAGTTTTAAAATATTTTGAAATTCATCTCGAATTTTTTCTTTGATTGCGTCTTTTTGTTCTAGATCATCGAGAATGATGCTGACTGATTTAGATTGTTTATCGTGCACGACAGCTTCGTTCGTGATATCGTCGATTGCTGATTCTAGTTCTGGCTGAATTGCCATCGTGCGATATTTTGTGACGAGATCAATTTCAGATCGATATGATCCGTCGATGTCAACAAAGAATCCATACGATCCAGTCGTAGCAATACTAACAGAACCATCATCCGCAACTGGTGTGATTGGTGTCTGTGTCTCTACATCGACTTGTTCTTTGTCGCGTACAAGTTCAAATCCAAATAATTTAATTGCCAAATTCGTGCTCCAATAGATATGGGGGAGGAAAATCCTCCCCCTCTACTTATACTACATCATTAAACGAGACTGCCAAGAGTACCGAGAACGCTACTCACGGTACTATCAGCATCAGGTGTTGTCCAATACTGGTACACAAAGGTAACTGAGAATTCTTCAACCTGATCGTTTGCTGACCAATTAACTTCGATTGGAGAAATATCGATAGGGAACATTCCGTAGAAATCATATTCCTTGATTCTATCTCCGCGCTTACCGTATTGAACAACAGAAGCATCGACTCCATATCCACCATCCACAATACTTGCTTGCGGATTTCTAATGTTCTGAACTGGATCGTTAATATTGGCAATCCATCTTTCCAATGAATTCCGAATAACGAAGTCTTCGTCGTTGATTACGTTGACTGTCCACTCGGGATATGTTCTGTTGCCTGCGAGCTTAACTTCTCTACCAAAGTAAAACACAGGAGCCTGACCGATAGTTGTTCCTGGCAGCTGCGCTGTGTTACACATAAATCTAAACTTCTCGTCGACTCTACCTTGCGATTTAGCGAAGCCAGGAAAATTCATCCTGACTTCAAAAAGGTTTGGTCTCGCGCCATCACCAGTTATTTGTTGACGAAAGTCGTTTACATTGAACGCCATGTTATTCTCCTATAGGATTCTATTAAAACTTACCAACGATTTCATTGAATTCTACACCAGTTCTAACCGCAACGAAGTTCAACTGAACGAAGTTGATGCTTCTAGCAGGCTTGATGTAGATATCGCCAACAAACTCATTTCTATCAATAATATCAGCAGTGTTATTTGACTCATCGCAAACAACTCTGAAGTCATAAATACCACGACGACCTTGTACAGTTCTCAGGAAGGGTTCAACCAAACTTACGAACTGCGCTCTGGTGAACTCGTCATTGAATTCAAACAGACTTGCTCTTGCTGCTCTTGCAATTGCTTTCTCAAGAATGATAAACAGTCTTCTGACGTTAATTCTATCAAACGAAGAAGGCTTGTTAGCAAAGGTTTTATCGCCAAACAGAAGAGTTCCTTCTCCTGGTAAGGAAACAACAGGGTTAACACCAGCCTTGTAGAGTACATCTCTTTGAGTTTTATTTGGGTTTAGAGCAAGTTTAACAACATTCTTAATCGCTCCTCTCTGGAATCCAGCAGGAGAGAACCAAGGATCCCTTTCTCTATCCGTTCTTGCGCAAAGACCAGCGATGTCGCCATTGAGTGGAACCCAACGATATCGGTCATTGTACTTGTCATACATCTGCTTCCAACCACTATCATGAACAGTATAGCTGCTTCTTGATAGACCAAGAGCGGTATCTTTAATACTGGTTGTTGGGTCTGTGTCGAGTAAAGTGTCTTCGTATGTTGGTGAGATGAACGCAACGCAATCTTTTCTGGTTTCAGCAATATCAGTGAGCTTATTAACAACTGCTGTTGATTTATCAGCGCCATCGGCTGCAATCAGAAGAGAGATATCAACATTTTCCGTATCTTCGAAAAGAGTGTATCCATTAATCAAAGATCCTGCAGTAATAGTACCATCTGCTCCGTCGCCAAATCTCTTGGTGTATACACTACCAGCTCCGAATGTGGTACTAAGCGCATCATTTCCCCAATTTGTTACAGTGGTGCCAAGTGGTGTTGTTCCTGTTGGATGATTCGCCCAATAAACATACTTAGAGCTATTATAGAGAACATCTCTGTAATAGTTTGTTGAACCATCATCTGTCCTTGCGTCACCAGCTTTTGACACATAACCGAATTTCTCAATAACAGTGTTTGGACTTCCTGTGAATAATCCACCAGCGTCTACCACAACGATATGCATTTCGTCATTCGCACCGCTTTTACCAGAAACGTATGTTGACGTCCCAGGAGCACTATCGAAAAGATCAGCATGAGTCCATCCTGTGAATGCAGCTGCTGATGGGCAAATAGAAATTTGCAGTGAATTGCCTTTAGATCCAGCATATCTTGATACGAAGAATGTGTTCGCATATGCAGTAACACCATTTTCATAATATTGATTTAAATAAGATGCTTCGTCGGTGATTAAAAATCCGCTTGCATTATCGCTAGCGTCGTCAATAGTTGTTCTAATTCTGCTATAATTGACGTTATCATAAGATGTCGTAAATGCGGTATTGACATTCAATGAAGTGTTATTAGTTATGACGGTAACCGTATAGTTATTACCATCAATTACAATTCTATCACCAACCGTGAAGTTTGTTGTAAATGCTGTATTAATTCCAGTTACAGTGACGTTCACACCACCAACAGAAGAATTGTTTGTGCTTACAACCCTATTATTACTCGTGGTGTTACCCAACACTACTGTATTTGCGAATAGAGTATTGGCGTCAGCGGTCGCATTTAATGTTGAAGTTGTGTTTACAGCTCTAACAACAAGTAGGTCGTTAGAATATGCTAAGAAACTTGCAGCTGTAAAAAATACGTTCGCTGTGCTATTATCTGGTGCACCAAATCTAGATACTAAATCTGTTTCGCTTGTAACTTGGGTGATTGAACTTGCAGGACCCCACTTAAATGCACCAGCAATGGCGCCAGTTGATACTGAGACCGCTGGAATTGACGCAGTTAAGTCAATCTCAGATACATTTATACCAGGTGAAACTTGAAATGCCATTTTATTCTCCTAATTTAATGGAAAGCGCC